ATATTAATAAGTTATTATAGGCAGGCACAGAGTCCTGAAAACGTATACTTTACTTGTTTTTTAATGAATCGTCAACGGTATTAACCATTTCAAGATTATCTTTTAATCTACCATTATATTGGTATTCACCAACGTGTGTTATATATTCATCTATTAAACAATAACATTTTCCACCGATTGCAGTCCATTTTCTACAGAATCCAAAGTCTTCTCCATAGTATTTTTTAGATGCTTGATCATGAACTGTATCAAAGAAATTATACATATAAGGATTAGTTTTAGCTTCTCCATTTACTATTGTTGCTTGGTCTATAAAATCATTAGGATACGCTTTAATCATTTTATCAAATACTTGTCTTTTAATTAACATACATCCAGTAGGAGCATGTGAAACTTCTATTAATCCATTAACTACACTAATTTCTTTTTTATCTTTATCCATTAAATTATCCATTTTTATTGGATAGATAAATCCACTTCGCATTAATTCATCTTTATTTTTAATTTTACCTTTTTGTAATCTATCCCATATTTGTTCCCAATGAACATGTTTCATAGGATAAGGAGTTGCTATTACTTCTTTATCAAGCTTTAACATCTTCATTATTGTTTCAAATTTAAAATCAATGTCAGAATCTATGAATAACATATGTGTGTAATTACCAGGATCACCTAAAAAATTAGCGACACATAAATTTCTACCTTGTGTAACTAGTGATGATTTAAGAAGTGAAAAAGATACCATAATATTATTCATCATACATGCTTGTTGAAATTTTAATAATGCTTGTGTGTAATGAATTGAACACTCACTATGAACGGGTGTTGCTACATATATTCTAGTTTCAGGTTGTCCAACTTTCATTCCAATTGAATGATTTTCTTTTTTAAACCAAATAGGTCTACTTGAGTCTTGCATTTAACACTCCTTGTAAAAATCTATTCCAAACACCTGCTCTCAGGTCCCAAGAATAATATCTGTTTGTATAATCTATTTGAAACTTTAAATGCTCCTTGACGCTCGTCTCTTGCAACTGGTCTGCAGCTGCATCAATAACTGATGCAAATGTTTGAGCTAGTTTTACAAATTCCTTTTCATAAGGAACGTAAACTGCAAACTCTGCACATGTTTCAAACAAAGCACCATAATCAGTTGTAATACAATATAATCCAGCAGCCATTGCTTCAATTGCCGCAATACAAGATGTTTCTTCCCAGATATTAGGATAAGCAAACATATGGTAGTTTTTAAGATTATCTTTTATAAATTCATTAGGTTTATAGCCAACATAACTTACATTAGGCAATGAAGATGCTTGTGCATATAAATCTCTAAATTGAGTATCATTTTTAGATTTAAAATCATTTCCATATACTTGCGTTGAAGAATATACATCTAGATGTACATTTTTATTATTAACTAATTGCATGGCAGCTAATAATACATTTAAACCTCGCCACGGCGTTGAAGTATAAATTAATTTAATAGGGTCACCTTTAGTATAATCTAATGATCTTGGTTCAATTTTATCTATAGCATTCTTAATAACTAATGATCTATCTGTTGGTATATCAAACATCATTCTAAATTTTTCATAACACCAATGGGAATTAAATACATACCAATCATATTTTTTATGATTATTTTTATCTTTAAACCAAGGCGCTAGATTAGGTTGATCGTATGAATTTTGTTGCCAAAGAATATTAGGTTTAGTTGGATGTAATGGTATTTTTTCCGGTACAGATGTAGTTATTTGAACCTTATCTAATAAAGTATTATCTACATGTTTATACAGTCCTTCTACCTGTAATTCTGTTCCGCCCCTAGGTTTCATTTTTGATTCATTACTTTCTCTAATAACTCTAAACCTTTGTTTGTTACTTTAACAGTAAGATCTACTATTAAATCTTCTTCTTTATTTTCTTTTAAAAATTCTTCTTTAGATTTGTAAGTCTTTCCGGTTGTTTTACTTTTAAAACTTTCTTCTGTCTGACATTCTATCTTAACTAAATTATCCATTTTCTCCTGTTCTGTCTAATAATGCATAACTGATGACACCTTTAATAACATCAACAGTTGGTGTTTGAGCTAGTATAGCATCTCCTTCTTCTAAATTCAAGACTGTCTGTGCAGCATTTCCATTACATAATCCTGGAATAGATGCATGTAGAAATTGATAATTTGTAGTTGAAGATGAATCATAAACATACATATCTAATATAGCTGCCGTTGAACTATCATTTGTTACAGCAATATCTTTAACGATTGCGTTAGAAGAAGTGTTAATTGTTAACACTGTTGTTAAGTTTGTTGTTGATAAAACAAATCCTTGATTTTTATAAAATATAGCCATTATGTTAAATCAAACCATTTTAATAAACCAGATACATCTCCATTAGCTGTTCCTGGTCTTACACCTAATGTTAAAGTATCTGACACACCTGCAATAGTTTGTCCAAGTTGATTTGAAAATGCTATAAAATCTCCACCTAAAGTAAAAGGTGAAGTTTTACCACCTAAGTATCCACCAGCAATTCTTGTTCCTAATGTAGTTAAATCAATTGTAGTTAAATCATATTCTACATTATCACTAAAACTTGTATATGAAAATGGAGAGGATGGTGTAGCATTAACAAATAATCCCCATTCAAAATCTCCATTAGATATGTTTAAAACATCTATTCCAGCTGGCACTATAACTGCATATGGTCTTGAAGTCTTAATTCTAATTGTTGCAATATTATAATAAGTATTTGCTGTTGTTAAATTCACACCAGCACTAACTGTAGCTGTTCCAACCATTTGTTCTAATCCTTGTGGAGAATAACCACCTTCAGAAATACAAGAAGAACATATTTGTTGTAATGTATAAGTACCTGCTGTTAATGTTCCAGCTCTTTCAATTTCATAACGAATTGGAAGATTAGCTGTTTGCATATAAACAGTTGTTAAATTGTTAGCATTAAGAAATGTATGTGCTGTAATTAATTGACCATTAATAACAAATCCAACTCTAACAGATCCAACCCCTAACCATTCAATATCTATAAATAATATATTAGATGTCGCTGGATCTAAATCAAATCCACTTGCACCTGTTCCATCTAATTTATCACCGTTCCAACTAGATTGTGATATTTCAGTATCAACTGCTGCACCCGATGTAAAAGTTCGTCTTACTATTTTAAGTGTTGTTCCATCTGCTGTAAAAAATATTCCGTTATTTGTATCAAATAAACCAACTTTTTGTTTTAAGTTTGTAGTAGGTTCATTCATTACAAAGGTATTAAAAATAAGCAATGATTTACCCGGTTGATAAGACATCACTCTATTAGACTGTCTCACTGTTTTAGAACTTGCCGCTTCTGTTACATTTAAATTAACTGTTGATTTATTAGCTGTGTAAGTAACGCTTCCACCATTTGCAGTAGTTGCATTAAATAAAGTATTCTGTGACATTATATTCTTACTGTCAAAGATAGTTAAAGGATTAGAAACTCTTAATCTTCCAAATGCATCATAAGCATTAGAACCAGATCCTCCACCTATTTGAATAGGTTGTGGCGGGCAAAAAGAGCCAGCTTGTGTTCCATATATAAATTGTGTCATAGCAGATTGTTGATTAATTAAATCTTGTTGATATCCAAAGTTAAGTTGATCTTTAATAGTATTAAGTGCTTCAAGTATTTGTCTTTGATTATTAACATCATAATTTTGTGTTGGTTCTGGTATATATGCACTTATCTTTGCCATTATCTTCTACCACCTGCTTCAATATCTAGTCTCAAAGTTCCATATCTCCAAGTTTCATTTACTGCATCATTTTCTATTTTTAAACTCACTTGTCTTCCTCGCACACGTGTGTCTACCTTATCAGTTGAAGATGTAATTGTAAAAGGTCCAGTAATTAAAGGAGGTGTATTAGAAGGTATTGAATTTGCATTTGCTGGATAGTCTCTAAAGAATAAAGTTATTTTTGCATTTCCTTCTAAACTTTTAAAGTCTGGAATAAATCGTTTAATACGCATAATAAGCTGACCATCCCCACCTAAACCTTGTTCTGATATATCGTAATCTCCAGATTGAATATATGCTGCAATAGCTGTTGCATTACCATTTACATCTACTTCATTAAAACCCGTTTCTTGTGCCCAGTATTTAGTTGAACCAAAGGTATTAGTTGCACCATTGATAGTTGGAAATGTTGGTATACTATTTGTGATATATTGTGTTGCATAAGGTAAATTAAAAGTTTGTGCATCAATATAAGTTGTTCTAGCTAAAGAACCAACTGCCCAAGTATTTTCAACAAAATTATATACTACATTTCTATCTACTTGAGTTGATCCAGCTTTTGCATAATTCCAACCAACTTCATTATATAATGAATTGTGATATGCATAAGTTATTTGACTTGCATCATAATTAAATCCTAAATTGTCTCCAATATCTGTAAATACAAAATCTTCAACAAGGGAGGGTATTTGTTTAACTGTTCCATCAAATGCAAAGAAACCACCCCCAAATCCCATCCAAAATACAGCGCCTTGTGCGTATATCATTGCATGTTGACCAATACATCCACAATTTGTTCCAACTTGTCTTATAGAGAATGTAAATGGAGGACCAACGAATTGAATTGTATATGCAGCTTGATCTGTAAGAACTAATATATAATCTTTACCTTGTAATGCTCCTATAATTTCATTTCCCGTATCTAGTCTAAAGGTACCAGCAGTGTTTGTAACCGTTGGATTCCAAGTATTAATATCTTCTTGATTTGAGAATCTTATAAACATTGGGTCTTGTGTAGATGGGTCTCCAATAGTTGTTTCTGTTCCCATTAAGAATAAATGTCTATCTCGATCTGATACAACACTCATAATGGACGCCGTCGGTGCACCTGATACAATCGTTGCTCTTACTCCTAGTCTTCCAGGACTAGAAGGATTCCAAGTAAAAGTTTTTCCATTTTTAATAGTTGCAACTAGAATCTGACCAAAGTTATCTAGCGACCAAGAAGCAGGAGAAAGAGTAACTCCTATGTTATTAGATTCTTCTCCCCAATCAACCCAATCTGTTGCATTAGTTACAATTGCATTATCTAAATGAGATGCCGCTGTTGATCCATTTACACCCCTAACACAACCTGTAAAAGTAGTTCCGGTTTTACCTGTGTAAGTAATTAATTCTGTTCCAATATCTATTCGCCCTGTTGTTGGAAATGCAGCAGTTGCATCTACAGTAATAGTTGTGTCTGAATTGTTAAGTGCTCCATCTAATTGTGTTGTAACTGAAGTTGGTATTGTTCCACCGAAATATCCTGTACCATAACCAAATGCAGGGGTTTGAGATATAGGTCCAATTTTAATGTAAGGAGTTGTAGTAATAGTACCTCCTGCTGTTACACCTGTTCCACCTTCAACACTTGGCATTGTAACTGTAAAGGTTCCAGACGTAGGTACTGATAAAACTTCAAAAACATTTGTTGTAAAATCTGCTGATGTATAACTTGTTGTAGTAGGTCCTGGAGTTGTGACACTTGTAAATATAATATAATCACCAACCTCTAATCTATGAGCTATTTTGTTAATGGTAACAGTTGCTGAACCCGTTGTAGATGTATACGTACAAGATGTTAAAGCTGTTCCAAGTGGAGTAATATCAAAAAATTCTGTCTCATAGTAAATAACCAATAATTTTGAAGTACCAATAGCTGCATATTTTTTACCATCTAATGCTGTCCACGTATGCTGTTCGCGTGCGGGACCTGCTAAGGTGCTAGCAACGAGTTGTTGAAATCCACCTATTTTTTGTGGTTCACCATAACGAAATCTTATATTATCACCATCAATCCATTGCCCTTCAGCTCCGGTTGCAGTCTGTTGTTTATTGAATCCAGGTTTAAACTGTATTTTTTGTAATGGCATAACCCTCTATTATACTTATAAATATAGTAAATACCAGAGGAGCTTGAGGTAGAATTGGTGGTAAGCCCCTCTAGTAATAGTTTTATACCATAATTCTATTAAAATTAGAACTACTTTAATTTTACCATACCCATGAAATAAAAGAATATCTAGTTCCTTTTTTTACAGGTTCTACTTTATGAGGATATAAAAATATAGAAGGAAATATTAACAAATCTCCTTTTTTTAATTTAATTTCTTCTTTTTCAAACATTACAAATTCTCCTCCTTCATAATTATCATTTAAAATTCCTAACACACTTAATATTGGAATACCTTTTTCTTTACCTTCAAATAAAGAATGTATATGATCGCAATGTTCTGCCATTTTTTTATTTTTTGAATATTTATTAAATCTAATTTCACTATATGCACTCCAACCATTAAACCAAGTAAATTTTAAATTACACACATAATCATGAATTCCATTCCATAATTTTTTCATAATAATTTCTTTTGTGGATATTTCTTTTGAGATCAATGTAGACAATTCGTGATTTCCAGATTTTTTTATTAAAGTTTTTTCTATTGGATGATAAAATCTATGTTCTACCCATGAAGATTTATGTATTGAATTTAACTCATGAACAGTTTTATCACATAATGATTTATCCAAAAAAGATTTATAATGTTTTACATAATAAGATAAATCTTTTTTCATAATATAAGTTCGGTTAATTCTTCATTAATACCTATTTTTCCTTTAATAAAAACATTAAAAGCTAAACTAATTCTGGTGTTAGTACCTTCTTTATTTTCTACCGCGTGAGGCAGAGAAGAGGGAAACATTATAATGTCTCCAGTTTTGACTGGAAACCACCAAGATTCAGAATTCCATAAATTCCAATCTTTAATTTCAGGTTTTATAGTTTTATAACTTTCATTAAAAAATTTAATTTTATCTAATGTTTCATGGCAGTTAATATAAAATACCCCCGATACTATAGAATTAGGATGTGCATGTTTATGATGAAATTGATTGGTTTCAGTAAAATTTAACCAAGATTGTGTAATATAAGGTATAACTGTGTTAACAGGACATATAACTTTTTCAAAATAATCTTTTACTTTTAATTCTAATTCTTTTTTAATATTGGCAAAAGGTTTTTCATTAAGAATATAATTATTTTTTGATGTAATGTTTCCAGAATTTTTATAGAAATTTTTTTTAGATTTATCTACAAAGTTTAATTCTAGCGGTTTTAATTTTCTATTTAATTTAGACACATAGATAGGTGTCGGAAATATACTATTAATAGTAGACTTTATCATTTTAATTTATTTCTTATTTTAGTTGCTGATATTTCTTGTATTTCTTTTGGTAAAACAATTTCTTCAATCTTATAACCAACATCTCTACCATAACATATGTTAGTAATATTTGGAACTTTAATAACTTCAAATTTTCCTACATAATCTTTGAGTTTTTCTTCAATACGTTTTTTAATATCATCAAATTGAAAAGGATTATTTTCTGATTCAGGCATAGATCGTACCATAATAATAACTTGTTCCGTCTTCTTTAATATCTCTTTAAATAAAGCTAAATGACCATCGTGAAATGGTTGCCATCGCCCAAGCATTTGGGCAGTAGGTTTAGAGTAGTCTATCATATATCTCCTTTATTATGTTATCATATTTAAAATTAGTTATTTCAAAATCAACTTTTTTAGGTTTCTCAAATACTTTATTGGTATCTTCAAATATTCCTTTATCAATTGTATTCATCCAAATCTTCATATCATAGAAAGATCTATAAGATTCAAATGGACATACGAAATCTACAACTACATGATTAACTGCAAGATCACACATTGTCATCATTCTGTTTGCTTGGCGTCTTCTACCTACATCTGTAAAATCCCAATCTTCAAATAGTTTTCTAATTTCATTAGCATTAAAATGAGGTATCTTTTTACCTTCTACTAATTTTTTAGCAAATGTTGTTTTACCAGATCCTGGTAATCCAAATATTAATATTTTCATATATCTAAATTAGAATATTGTTTAATTATATTAGCTGGTAAATAATCTTTAACATTATATTTGTTTAACTTTATTTTATCAGTTCTTATTTTGTGTAAAGGTAACTTATAAATACTGTCATTATAATCAACATTGTTAACGGAAAATTGTTTTAAATTATTTAAATCAAAATTTGTAAAAGGAATTTTTAAATAATTAAACATTGTTTTAATTTGTTTATTTGGATTTTTTATAAAATCTTTATAATGTATAATAATATGATCTTCTTTTTCTTTTATGATGTTTTTTATACTCCAAAGACTTTTTCCAATTATACCATTACAACTCATTAATTCATAACACCTTTCTTCTACATTAGCTGGATTTTCTATTTTTATAAAAGAAGCTAAACATTCTAAAACAGGTCTATATAAAACAATAAATTTGGGATTTTTAATTATTTCTTTTAAATATTTTAAATTACCGGGAGTACCCCATGGGCCTCTATCAATAATGTTATCTACATTCCAATTTTCATAATAATTATTAAATACATTTTTTATAATATTATCCAATGATTTTTTATCAGGAAAATTTTTATATATTTCAATATCTTTAATTAATTGTAATTGATAAATGACATCTGTTAAAATTGTATTAGCTGTTAATTTTACAGATTCAGATTGATTTATTATAGAACCTAATAAAGTATTACCTGCTCTTGGTAAACCGCATAAAAAATAAATATTATTCATTTCTGAATAATAAATAACTTATTTTATGTTGTTTGTAAAGCCCAGTTTTTAATTTCTTCGTTCCAAGTATATTTGTTACCATCTGTTGGATAAGCAACAGGGGCATTCCAAAGACAAGTATCTTCGTTTAATATCCAACTATTATAAGGCTTAGGTGGAATAAAAACATCTCTTGTTTCATCATAAGTATAACCTATACCTGCGTAATTTTTTCTAAATGGTGTTCCTCCTAATTGATGAACTCCTCCAATTGTATTATAAGAAGTACGTTTGCAAAGTTGCCCACGAAAATTACCATAGTGTTGTTCCCAATTAACACCTTCTTCATTTTCGTTTTTACCAACTATCACTTCTATTACTATATTGTTTTCATCTAAAAATGCGTAATGTGCCATATTAATAATTTAGTTGTACGTTTCCTGTTCCGGCCGTAAAAGATGTTATTTTATTAGGTGCTGATGTACTTGTTGAAAATGTTAAACCCCCTCCTGGATTTGAAATAGTAAATGTATCTGGATATTTTAATATAACAATACCAGAACCCCCTGCTCCTCCATTTTGAGTTGCTAATCCTGTTCCTCCACCTCCACCTCCTCCAGTATTAACTGTTCCAGCATTATTTCCACCGTTTGCACCACCTCCTGAACCTCCTGTACCAGCGGGACCATAATTATTACCACCAGCTCCACCACCACCACCTCTTGTTGTTGAGGGACCTGTAATTGTAGAAGCTACACCTGCACCTCCGTCTACAGTGCCTCCAGTACCTCCAGCACCACCTCCACCTCCACCCCTAAATGGACCAGCTGGACCACCAGAACCTGTGCCCCCTGAATTTCCTTGATTTGCAGTTCCTGCACCAGCTGCCGTCAGGGGAGCAGCGCCTGATCCCCCACCACCACCAGAACCACCAGAAGCTCCTGCATTATTAGCATTACCTCCTCTACCTCCCGCAGTAGAAGTAATGGTAGAAAAAATACTATCACTACCATTATTACCTCCTGGTCCACCTGCTCCAACAGTAACTGTAAAATTAGTTTGAGATTGTATTGTTTTTTTAGACTCTGCAGGTCCACTTCCTCCAGAAGTACCAGCACTAGTTCTATATCCACCAGCACCTCCTCCACCTCCAGAACGACTTGTTCCTGTAGAAGTTGAACCTCCTCCACCTCCTCCAGCTATAACTAAAAAATCTACTTGTATATCAACAATTTTTTTTGCTGTTAATAATCCAAATCCTCTGGATGATGCAGCTCCCCTTGTTGAGATTAAAGGCATTCTTTCTTCTCCTTATTTAAATTGTGTTTGTGCTGCTAATACTGTGTATGTTGATGCTGCTGTTTTAAGAGCTGTGTAAGTGTAGACATCATTAGATGAAGTGTTTCCAGCTGTTGGAGCTGTTCCACCTTGCCAAACTACTGTAACGTTTGTAGATGTGCCATCAACTAAAACAGATGTGTTATAAAATGTTGTGTTGCCTTGTTTTGTGATTAATGCAACTGTTGCAGATTCACCAGTGTTTAAAGCCGCGTTTAATGCAGTTGAAGCATTTCCTCTTAAATTAACTGTAAAGTTTGCACCTAAATTAACATTTTGAAAATATACAGCTTGTGTAAGTACATCATATGTAAATGATGTTATAAAAGTTGTAGAAATTGTTGCACCTTCAAAAATACCAAATACTTTTGATTCACCATTTAATGTAATTCTTCCAAGATCACCTTTTGGTGTCAATGTTAATCCAACATTTGTATCTCCACCTGTTGCAGAAATAACTGGACTTGATCCAGCTGCAGCATTTGCAATTGTTATTTCATTTGTAGCTGATGCAGTTGTTGAAAATTTAATTTGTTCGTTAGCATTTTCATCTATAATTCCATATGTAGAATCAATAATAATATTTTTTGCATTAGTATCTAAGTTTGCAGATAACTGTGGGGCAGCGTCATTAGATAATTTTCCAATATTAGAATCTACAACATCAGTTCCATTTAAATATAAAAGTTTTGTTCCTTTATCTGTTGCAGAAAAAGTAACTCCTGTTTGACCATTAACTTTTACTGTTACAGTAAAAGCACCTGATGTATTATTTTTAATTACATAAACTTTTTCATCCGGTCCTGTTGAATCTGAAGGAATAGTAACATCTACGTTTCCTGTAATAGTTCCTGAAAGTTCTAATACTGCATTTTTACCATTTGAAAGAGCACCATTAGTATATGTTAATGTAACTCCTGTTGTTGCGTTTAATGTAACTGATTCATAACCAGCGATTGCTTGCTGAAGAATAACTAAATTTGTATTTGTAATATCACCCCATGTACCGGCGTTTTCGCCAGTTACTTGTATCTCTAGTTTGAGGTCTGTAGAATAACTTGATGCCATAATTTTAATTCCTTATGTTATATAGTATTTAATTTAAGCGGCGGTGTCAATCTCTATCCAATTTGCCGTAGCTCCGGTATTAATATTGGACCAATTTGCACTAGTTCCAGTATTTATTTCAGTCCAAATTTGATTATTTATATTATTTAAAGCTATAGTCAATTCATTTCCAATAGGAGATATGTTTGCATTAGCTGAAATAATTACTGAATTTAATAATGTATTTAATTGTTGCCCTGTTACATTAATAATACTATTAGGAATAACATCTACTGAATTTAAAGATAAATTTAATTGTTGCCCTGTTATATCTACATTAGCATTAGCTAGAGTTGTTACAGAATTTAATGAAGTATTTAATCTTTCTCCAGTTACAAAAACTACAGTATCAAGAAAAATATTTACTGAATCTAAAGAAAAATTTAACTGCTCCCCTGTTACATCAACATTAGCTTCTCCTCTAATATTTACAGAGTTTAAAGAAAGATTTAATTGTTCCCCTACTACATCTACATTAGCATTAGCTAAAGCTGTTACAGAATTTAAGAATACATTTATTTGTTGACCAGTAACTTCAGCATCTGGAGAAGCATCCACAATTCCTTCAACAATACTTAACTGTTCCCCTGCTACATCTACATTAGCATTAGCTAAAGCTGTTACAGAATTTAAAGAAAGATTTAACTGTTCCCCTGTTACATCTACATTAGCATTAGCTAAAGCTGTTACAGAATTTAAAGAAAGATTTAACTGTTCCCCTGCTACATCTACATTAGCATTAGCTAAAGCTGTTACAGAATTTAAAAAAAGATTTAACTGTTGACCCGTTATTTCAATAATAGTGTTAAGTTCAACATTTACAGAGTTTAAAAAAAGATTTAACTGTTGACCAGTTAAATTAATATCAGCATCGACTAAAGTAGTTACAGAGTTTAAAGAAAGATTTAACTGTTGACCAGTTAAATTAATATCAGCATCGACTAAAGTAGTTACAGAGTTTAAAGAAAGATTTAACTGTTGACCTGTGACAGATACATCTACACTTATTGCATCTGACCCCCAACCTAAAGAACCCCAAGTATTTCTACCCCAACCATCTAATGGTGTATAATTAGCTTGTCCTTGTGAAGTAGTTAATTCAATTCCTGTTAAGGAAATATTAACATTATTTTGTAATCCCCACGTACCTATGTTCCAGCTAAGTTCACCCCAAGTATTGGCCATAATAGGTTACTCCTATTATGCGTTGCCGATTCTTAGAATAGCTGCTGATGATGTATCTGCTGGAAACTGAATTGTAAAAGTTCCAGATGTTGCTGTTTTATCTCCACCAAAACTTAATACAGCAACTGCTGCGTTAGTATTTGATGTATTATAAATTAAAGCTCCTGCTGCAGTTAAAGTAACTCCAGTAAAAGATATATCTGCAAAATCTATAAATGCTACACCACTTGAAACAACTGGTGATACATTTGTTAAAACTCCACCACCTGTGTCATACTGACCAGTATTTGCAACTTCATTTGTTGAAGTGTAAATAGTTGTAGATGAGTCTAGAGACGCTGCAGAAGTGTATAAAGCAAGTTTAAAAACATTTCCCGTAGCCGCAGTAAAATTATGCTGACCTTGTAAAAGTTGTCCTTTAAACGAATTTGCAACTGCTTGTGTTATAGCCATATTAACTCCTAATTAATTAACCTTGTTTTTGAATCTGAGGTGAACCTTCTTGAAATTCATCTCGTCTTCTTCTTCCCATTTGTTCAATAGAGAATCCTTGTAACGCTGACTGATACTTTTGTTCGTAAAATTGTATCATGTCTGCCGGACCCTTTAAAAAACCATACGCCTCAACAAGGCAAGCATATAATAAACCAGTGGGAAATTGCTGACTTAAATATGTTGTCGTATTACTAACAGATAATCCTGCTGGCTTCAAGATATAATTTAATTGCATTGTATATGTCAAGTCTGGAATTGGCGCTAATACTATTGTTTGTTCATCCCAATAACTAAAATATTTAGGTAATCCTTGCGCATTACTAGCATTATACTCATTAATAAACCCTGTATCTCTATATTCTACTACAGCATTATCTCCAGTATAGGTTCCTGATGGAATAATTTGAGCTTCTCTTATAATTAAAGTTTGATCTGTTAAAAGTGGTGTACTTACATAAGGTTGGCCTGCAATAACAGTAGCTGTTGCATATTTTCTATTATTATCAGAATCTACATCTCTTTGAATTCTCCATTCAGCATCTAAAATAAAACCATTGACAATAGTTGCTGTAAATACGTTTGAATCTACCTCTGTGTAATCTCTAATTTTTTGAACGAGTTCTGTGTATGTCATATTAAGCCTGTAGTGTAACTGGTCCTGCAGAACATTGTGCTCCACCTCCAGAAACGTTTCCTGTTGTTGCGGTATCTGTACTTCTAAAATAAAAATAATTCAAAGTATCACTTACAATACCAGATGAATTTATTTTTCCAACTGTAATTGTAAATCCATTTGGATTTGAAATATCTGTAACACCATCAAAGAAAGGTACTAATTCAAATGAAGTCTCGCGCGTAGGCGTGCCCGGAATTACAACTTCAGGTGGTCCTCTAAATCTTACAACATTACCAGTAGATCTTCCATGATCTTGTGAATAAACATTAATGTAAGTGTTTCCTGCGTACTTAATAGTTGTAAAAGGATTTGGTGTTAATTCAATAATTACTGGTGGCTCTTGTCTATCAGGATGTGCATATTGTAATCCTTCAGGATCAGCTTGATGTGGTTTTGGTTCAAGTTGTGGATGCTTTGGTTCATATTCAGTTATATGTACCCATGATCCATTCCATTCTTGTACCATTTCTTGATATGGAAATCTCTGACCAGAACGGTCTGAGATCATGTAAGCATATTTTCCGTTTGATAGATTTCCCATTATGCGCTCGGATAGTAAGTTTTAGGTGTTATGAATGAACTTGAAGAAGAGCCATCATTATCTAATGCTCTTAATAATTCATCCTCATATAATAATTTCATTTCTTGTCCACGTTGTGGTGCAAATTTAACTGCTAAATAATAAGCAAGTCCTGCGCACATACACGGAACAAATCTATATGGAACGTTTGTAATATTTGTATAAGCTCCAACATCTTGAATTCTTTTTGCATAGTAATAATGCATTACGTTATTCACCTGATCTGATCCTGGCGTTAAATATAAAGTGATTGTAATTTTATCTATAAATCTTTGTACCCAATATTGAGTTGATTGACCTTGTGAATATTTAGAAGATAAAGAATTGTAAACTGATCTACTAATTTTAGTAAGTGGAAAATCTACAACCGGCACTTGTTGTGTATTTCTATATGATGCTTCATAAATATCATCTGGTCCATATGTAATGGAATTATAGTCATAAACAGCAGTATTATCTGCATGAATTGCAGCTACTGTACTATTTGCACCTCTAACACAACCTGTAATTTGATTAGAAGATGTACTAGTTCCTGTGTAAGTAATTTGTTCTGTTCCAATTAATAAAGTTCCAGATGTTGGAAACTGCCATACTGAATCTAATGTAATTGTAGTCTGAACGGCATCAATTGCACCATCTAAATAACTAAATACTCCGTCTGAAGTTCCATCAGATGGTGATCTATAAATTGTATAAACTGATTGACCTGCTACAAATGAAATATCATTTGATGCTACTTCCCAATAATGAAGACCTCGGTTGCTCCACTCTTGAAACATAATGTTCAGCGAGCGACGAGCGGCTTTCATCTGGTTTCCTGTATTATTTACAAGACCAATTCTTTCGTAAGACTCTTCTATGATTTCATCAATAGTAAAAGTTTTTTCAAAAACTGTAGTGCCTGAAGAGGTAGCCATACTTGACTCCTACTTTTCTATAAATAACGTAACAGTTAATCCGCTTGTATTTGAAGCAACTCCAACACCATCAACTATTCCTGTTCCATTTCGTCCAGCATATAAAACGCCGTCTTCTGGAAGGTTTAAAGTTTCAGTTCCACCTGCCCCAACTTGAATTGGAATATAAACTTGTGTGTTAGTTGAAGTACTTACTGTACTAGAATTTGCTAAACCATTAATGATGCAACTTCCTGAAGTTCCTCCAGCTTGTATCATATAACCTCTTAATCTTGTAGGTCCTGCAAACAAAACTGCAGTACTAACGTCACTTGCACATATAACTGGTTTTACATCTGATTTAAATGCCATATTTTTCTCCTTATATTAAGGAGCCCTTTCGAGCTCCTTAAAAATTAATTTATTATAGTGCCGCTAATGCTGCGTTCTGACTATAAGTAACAACGATTCTTGCTTTACCTGCTGTTGCAGAGTTAGCAACTGTTATTCCATATAATTCAACATCAGAAGTTCCAATAGTTCTCCAAGCGCCTGCACTTGCAGGAACAGTTGGATCAACGATAGTTGCAGTAGCAGAAACAGAAGCTGCTGCTATAAGATTAGTTGCATCTGCTGCACTTTTTCCTACTTGAATAGTAGTAGTTGCTGAGTTTGCAAAAAGTTGTTCTATCATTATTTGAACACTAAGTATCTGACTGTTCGCTGGAATTATAATTCCAAGAGCAGTAGCTGCTGTTGTAGCGTGTGTTAATGCTACAGTTGCTGATTGAGTTAATACAACGGGTCCAATGTTTTTAACATTTGTCCCAAGTGTAGTTCCTGTAGTATCAACGATTGTTCCAGCTCTAACTGGGCCGGAAAAAGTTGTATTTGCCATAAGTGTATTCTCCTAGTTTTTCCAATCTAGTCTCTAGGCTGTCGACTATACGCGTCTAGATCAGAAGTTAATGTATAGTGCTTAAGATATAACTGAATTTATTGAATAGCGCAAGGGATACCTGCATCGAAAATCTACTTTTCGGATATAAATAGCTAGGTTTAGCTAGCTACAGAAAACTCAGGAGCAGCCATTTCTACTTTAATTTGTCTGTGTGCTATTTCAGCTTCAGACATCTTAATCTGGTTAATGATTTCACGAATTTTTTCGTCAATCCTAACCATGTCAAGAGTATATATTCCCTCTTGAATGTAGTGTTGCTCCCAATCAAGTTCTAGTGCTCTCTTCTTTGTGTAAAGAGCTTGAACGTGATTTATCATCTACAACCTCCTCATAGGTTATCCAGCATTTATCTTTAGCAAAAGATCGCATGCTGTCTTTTAGTAATATACCTTTTTTTCCTATTTTGTCAAGGATAGCTAGTTCTATACTTTCTGCACTATCTTCGGCTTCAATGTTAAAATTAGCCATGTGACCATAAGCTCTAATTTTTACTTGAAACATTTTTGTCATAATTCTTTCTTTCTAACATATTAATGAGGTGAGATATACTCACCTCATTAAATAAAATTTGCTTAAATACTAAGCAGATCCTGATGATCCGAAGATACCTCTAGGGTCAGACCAGCCGAAGCTGTATCTTTCTCTAGCTTTGTATCTAACGTTACCAGTATCAAAATCACCTTCCATAGCAGTTTTGATAGGTGCTCTTACGAACATCTTCATACCGTTTGGAACGTCAGTTTTGATAAAGAATGCATCAGTATCAGTTAAGAAATTGTTAACCACGTAACCTTGTGGAACCATTCCCATTGATTTGATCGCATTGATATCGTTATCAGCAGTTTGTGTTCTTCCAGCTGATTTCATTAATCTTTCCGCAGTGAATTGTAATTCTTTTGGAATGATTAATTTAACACCTTGAGCTGCAATTTTTAAACCACGCTCATCTGTGAACGAGTTGATATCAATCAACGATTGTTCAAGAGAAGTTTCGTTTAAGTCAGCTTGTGTAGCCAATGTATTACTGAATGAACCAGCAATAGTTGGGTGTGATAAGTTTATTAAAGAAACTCCGTCACCACCTACATAAGATGTACTGAAACCGTTGTTTAGAACGTTAGCTGCAGTTACTTGTTTAGTGTTTGCCATAGATCTTGCTAAAGCTTTTGTATATCTAGACGCAAGTCTGTCATACAAATTGTCCTCAATCGCTTCTTCAGTGATTGCGAAAGCAAGTGCTACGGTATTATGAGTGTATCTAGCTGTGAAAGTTTCTTGCGCATTGTCAAATACAACTGCAGATCCTTCCGGCTTGATTTCCGCGTTAGCGAAACCTGATAACATTACTTCCTCTTCGAAAGCTCTGTCTGAAGTTTCAGTATCGAAAATTTCAAGATGCTGATTCTCGTATCT